CCCAGTTCGGAGGGGTAGGTATAAAATCCATTGGTAATGGATCTTCACCCGCCATACAAGCAAACCCGACTCTAAGCAGAATAACCATAATACTAGCAACGCCGCCCACATAAGGGGCATACTTCGTCAATCTATGTAATAAACGGTGCCTCTTCTTAGGAGGTACATTTATCCACTCTTCGATTCCGTATTGTGCGGCTAATTTATCAAATTCTTCATAGTTGGGGTTAAACATTGTTCGTCCACTCTGGGCAGTCCATGAGACAAATCTAGGTGTTGGAACAGCCAAATCAAAATTCTTGAAACAAGCTTCTACTATAATCCGCAAAGATTTAGAAGAGCCTGTAGAAGGTTGCAATGGGTTTAACACTAAGTACACTAAAGTTGCATAATTACCGTTAGTCACAGTAATATCCAACGTTGTATCATACCCTTGTGTTTGTTCCATATCAGTCGTAGCCAAATCAGTGTTACAGTACCAGGGAACTGGTATAGCAACAGAAGTAGCTTCATTTGCATGTAAAAAAGCGTGTGGTCCTGATAAAATGGTATTGATTAATGAAGCATTGTTAGTACCAACCAAATTAGGATATGTAGGGAAAGGTGGTAAAACCCCCACCAAAACACATCCAGCATGAGTAATAGTACCTGCCATAGAAACATTAATCATTAAATCAGGACGTCCATAAGCAGCCATCTTAAACATATTCAATACTGAATCATTACTACGCGCAATATCTCCGGGTAGGAAACGCACAGAACTGGTCAGTAAAGTATATCTAGCAGCTGTATCTGGGAAGGTGATTTCATCAACAAAAAACGGCCTCTCTATAAAAGATTTAGCATCTACTCGATAAGCATCGGGTATATCTACTGTCATAAAAAAGTCGTTAAACGGTGAATCAATCTCCTGGATTTCACGCGTAGTTACTGAAGCCACTGTTGTCGTCATATTTTGGGAAGTGATATCAAAATCACTATTAGAGACTTGTTTAAAGTCTTTATCAATATTTAAAAGTTGCGTAACGAAATAAAAATTTTCAACCACTGTTTCGTTAACCAGTGATATAACGATAGAAATTCATTTGTAATCACGGCTAGAAGTATCGTCATCTTTCTATTGCATAACCGTATAATTACAATATGGGCTATAGGTTGCCATCCTGATCAACAAGGATTTGTTAAGGCAGTTTACTCTGCCATAATCAAGCATCTTAAAAAGAAAAATTTTTTCCTTGCATATTAATAATTTCATCATACCCTTCTGGCATGTTGAGTATATTAATAACCTTACTTTCACTAAAAAACGCATCAAACGGATATTTTTTCTCAAATATCGCAGTCAATCTCCGGTACAAATTAGGTGAATGTAAATAAGATTCTACTTGCATAGATCTCATTTTCCCTACCATAGCTTCGTGTACATTTTTCGTCGAATCTACCCATTGCAAAGTATTAAATATGGTGTCTAATGAAAGACACCCTACATAACGCTTCAAAACGGGATGTTGACGAAAATGTCTTTTCACATATGTCAATTTATCAAAATCCTGAGTTGGTTTTGTAATAGCTGTTTTGTCTCCATTAGTACATTTCATACCTAGGGATTCCGCTACATCTCTCACCTTTTCAAGATTAAAATAAGGGGCCATATCTTTCTTGTACCCATCAATTTATCATCTCCTGTAACATAATCAACA